TTACTCTTTCTTCGGATTATAGGGTTGAATGTCCAGTTCCATCTTCGCGCTCACCATCACCCGGCCGCTGCCGCCGCACTGGGGACAAACCTCCTCGGTTGTCTTCACTTTCTTTTTTCTGAAAATCCGGGAAGGGAGCGCAGTCGTTCTCTGTACGACACCCGTGCCGCGACAAGCACGGCACAAGGCTACTTTTGGGGTCTTCTCTACGTTAAAGATCATGCGGCATCCTCCTTTTTCGGTTCAACATAGAATGTCTCGTCCTGGGCCACCTGTATGCCACACTTGGCCATCTGCGGAGCCATCTCTTCGGTGTCACGGTCTGCAAGCAGCTTGTCCTTGGCAATCTCCTCCGTCTGGCGCACATAACCGGGAAGAAACTCCTTGACAAGCTGCAACGCACTCGCCCACGTGAAGCCTTTCAAGGTTTTCAACTTTGGCGTGCCTGTACGGAAACCGATAACACCGTGCGCCATCTCAAGGCTCTTTTTCTTTGAGAACAATTCTGCCTGGTTCTCGGTGGCATAAGCCTGCAAGGTGTCGAATGCCTTTTCCTTCTCTCCTTCCAGCTCCGCCAGTTTGTTAGCGTACTTCTCACGGATCTTTGCGCACTGGAGCTCGATGTCCGCTGTAATCTTCGCACTCTGCGCGTCTGCCTTCGCATAGCTTGCAAACGCTTCATCGGCGGCCTCCCTGGTCACGCCGGTAATGATCACTTTCTTTTCTCTTTTTGCCATTGTAGTAAATTTTGATGGTTAATCACTGATTATTTTCTCATCCTTCAAAAGCAAGGCAAACGCCCTGTCTCTTTCAGCCTTTGTCTCAAACTTCTTATACGTCTTCCAACTTCCATTCCGACCTGTACAAAACTTAATCCTCGGAGAAGGGTAATCGTCCTTACGGATTATCTGGAAACCGGCATTAACCAGCTTGTTCTGATCGTCAATTCCCATACTAATCCTCCTCACTATAACCCGGCGTTTCCAACTCGCTTTCCAACAGGGATTCCTCGTATTTCTCATAAGACCACTCGTTCAGTTTATTGAAAAACTCCTCGCGGTCTTCGCTGTCCATTTCCGTGATCACGTCAAGTATCTGGCTTTTGACGTTCTCCAGCAATTCTTTGAATTTCTTATCCATATCTTTCAATTTTTAGGGGCTTTGGTGTCTATGAACATATAGGTCACCGCTGCCGGTTGTTTTACTCCCTCTTTCTTTTTTTCCTTGAGTCCACCCTTGCGCCGGATAGAGCGCAGCTTTACGGCCAGTTGCTCCAGTTCGTCCGATGAGATTTGGGCAAATGCCTTTCCCGAAATCCTCGGGTTCCGGCAGAAATCATTGATACGTGCCCAGTCGGTGGTATCAATCCCCATCTCTTGCATGAGTTTCAAACACACGCTGCGCCAATATTTAAGCTCCTCCCGCATCTTCCTGCGACACTCATCCACACCGGCCAGCTTCTCCAATCCCTCACAACAGGTGTTATATTCAAGCCTCGTCATTTCACGGAGGCTGTCCGTGCGGTTCCACGTGTACTGCAGCACGATAGACTTTTTGAACTCTTCCCGGTCACCGTTATAAGGCAGCTTGTTGAACGAAGCGTAGAACCGGGCGAAATTGGTTACTTCCTGTGCCATATCATCCTTTCACTTTTTTCTCCACTGAAAGGATTGCCAGACTTATCATCATAAGTTTTACAGACTGACTGTCCTCCTCAAGCAAATCAATATCCGCAACCACAGACTCACCACTCATGGCATTCCATATTCGCTCTACCTCTTCCGTCTTCTTTTGGTTTATCAAAAAGAGATACGCATCATACTCGGAACGATCGAATTCAAATACGACCTGAACTTTCTGTTTTTCTTCCATATATTCACTATTTAAAGATTATTCAAACAATACTTTAATGCCGCATGAACTCGCCACGTCAAGTTCCAACTTCGCACCTTTGCTCAGTTCCCAGTCCTTCAGCATATAAATATACTCACAATCCAGAAGCAGGGCGATATCCGCCCGCATGTGCTCTCTCCAATGGGCCTCGTCCGGCAAGCCGTTCTTGAACGGGTTAACCGGGGCAAACCCCATGTCTCTCAGTCTCTGTTCCGCATCCGCAAAAGCGCCTTTGCGTTCGTCAATGTTATAGTGGGCTATTGCCCCGCTGATGTAAACCTTGTCTTTTTCCATCATTTCTTTTTTTACTTGTTTGCTTCTTCTGAATCTTTCCTGCAGTACTATCGTCCAGTTGCAGTTCCGACAACACTCACCCTCCTGTTTCACGGGAACGGGGCTATTACCCGGTTCCGTAAATCTCCTGCCACAAATGCAGCAGATCTTCGTCTCACTTTTTTCCATATCGTCACACTATTTCAAATTGCACCTTAAAATCATATTCCTTGCAAAGCCGCCGTATCTGGACCACAGCCAAAGGGATACTACCGTAGGGGCAAAATATCACCCGTTCCCTGGTAGAGCACCGAAAGCCTTTCCGACGCAGTTTATATAGGAGATTCTTGCGTCTCATCTTCTGTTTGTCCATAATTACAGGTTATTACTCGTTTGAATAATCCCTTCTTCCCATACTGCGTAATAACTACCGGCCTCACCGATGGCACGGCCTTGACAATACGCCTTATAACCGACCACCCTGATCTTCATGTCACAGATATAACGCAAACGGATCGCACCGCCTCCCATCGGCTGGCTCCTCTTTTCCTGACTGATCCAGATGAAGCACTTTTTCGGGAAACGCTTCATCAAGGCTACCGCATCCGGATACTCCCATTCCGACACCTGATACGAATCCACGATGATAAACTTCGGGGACTTCGGCTTCTTCAAACGGTCTATCAGTTCCTCATAGGTCTCGTCCACCACCACTCGGAACTTGCCTTGTACCTCGTTCATCTTCAAATAATCCATACGGCGTTGGAATGTCTGGTTCACGCCCTCTTCATAGCTCAAGTACAACACAAGGCCGAACTTGCACAGCTCCTTGCCAAGCTGCATCACAAAACTGCTCTTTCCGCTGGCGCTGGCACCGCTGATGAACCAGGAGGCGTTTTCCGCAGGGAATCCGAAAGGCTTGTTCCATTTCTCACCCCACGGCAACGTCACCCATTTCTTGGCAGCTATGTCTTTCGGACTATATGCTCGTTTCATGACTCTTTTTCTATTGATTCAACCCTATATTTCAGAAACCCTTTGATGATATGCGGAGGATGGTGTATCGGGCAGAGTTGCCCTACGTGAAGCCCCCAATACGGGACATAAGCATCTTTCCATATTTCATTTTGAAATGGTCCGGCTTCCTCCACAAGACCACCTTCATTTACTTTGAGCCATAACAGGTCTTGACCTTTGTCCTCTAAAACTATCTTAACCATTGCCTATGCCATTTTAAGTTTCTCAATCTCCGTATATACACGTCTCAGACCTCCACGTGTCTTGCGTACAATCTGCGCTATATCCGCACCTGCCGGGGCATTCACCTTAGCCACCGTCCGAGCTTGGGCATTCAAGAACGCCTCGCGCTCCTTGCCGTCATCGGGAGTCACCTTGCTGTAACGATCTCCGTAACGGCTCAGCATCTCGGTATAGCCCACTTTCTTACATTCTATCGAACGGTTGATCTTCTCTTTCAAACCATCCGCACCCATCATATACCAGGCGCAGCTACGTTCGGTGGCGTTCCACAAAGCCTTCAACTCAAGGAACGCCTCATACTGCAAATCCCCGGCCTCGTCCAAAATAATAAGCGGATTTTCAATGGAACGGAGGTAATAAGTCAAATCCTCGTACACATCGCTATATTTGCCTTTGGCATCCACACCGAACTCCGCGGCGATCTTACGCACCAGCTTCAGCTTGGTCTTCACCTGCGAGCAGTCGATATATACGGCGTTCTTGTGGTTCTGCACATAATACCGTGCGGTGAAGGTTTTTCCTATGTTTGGGATATCACATAGGATAGCCGACAAGCTCGACTGCTGGGAGAACTCCAGCTGGGCGGTGATATACTCGAACGTGGCGGTCTTGGCTACCTTCCACTCCATATCGGCACGGAGGCTCACGCCTAAACGACGGGATATACTTATCCAGTTGGCGTCACTAAGGGCCTTGTCCGTCTGTCCGTTCTTGATGGCACTGTACACCGAAGTACTGATGCCAAGGGACGCGGCGTGTTTGGCGTCGCTCGGGTAGTTCGCGCGATTGGCGGCTACCGCTCCCAAAATCTTCTGTTTCTGCGCTTCTGTAATCATAATTCAAACGCTGTTATAATGTTATTCTAATCGTATCCTTACATATCTCCGATACCCAATGCGGCCATGTTTACCGCCGGCTGCCATTCGTAAATATCTTCGGGGGCTTCCGGTTTCGTTTCCGAGGTTACCAGAAGATTTTCCATCGGCTCTTCTTCGACCGGCTGTTCCGTTTTCGCTGCCACGCCTACCTGACCGATGGCGTTGTCGCGGACGTATTTGCCGAAACTACTTATCTTCTTCTGCTGCTCGATATAGTTCACAACATCCTCCTCGGTCTGCTCGGCCAGCACCCTGTTGTAGGTCTCCACCTTCTCCACCTTGTCGATATAGCGGTCGCCCTGAAATATATACACGTCCGTGGGCTTTCCCTCCTCATCCGGCAAGTAGTAGGCCGTCACCTTGTAGTCGTTCGGCTGCAGGCGTTCCAGCACCGATGTGTCGCTCAGCCACCAGTCCTCGTAGGCCACTCGCACCGTTGAGTTGCGCCGTATGCTGGTTTCCACACGCTCGCCGATGAAGCGGCTCAGCGTGAGTTTGTCGTACTTGCGCAAGGTAGGATTGATATTGGCCATCAGCACTTGCCAACGGGTCATCCCCGGATATTTTTTCTGGTTGGGATGCAGGGTATTGTTCCACTCCGCACTGTCCCGGCGATCGTCGGCCACCAGTTGCTCAAAACTGAAATACTCCCGATCCTCGTAGGTGTCGTTGAACTCGTCACTAACCTTCTTGTATTCCGTGCGCCACTTGCCCTTACCGTAGAAACGTCCGATGCCGGCATGGTTCTTGTGGATGACGCTGCGCTTCTTCGCGCCGTTGAGCGGCTCGGCATATTTCTCCTGTGAGTTCTGAGGGGCGCAGAAGTGAACGAAGTTGAATGCGACCCCGGCCTGCAGGAAGCCCTCCTTGTACTCGCTCATCAGGTGGTTCTCCACCTCTATGCCGGCAGGGATACCCCAGCCGTTGCGCTCGATGAGCCGGAACATGTCACGGAAACAGTCCACGACAAGCATCTGGTCTTTCTTGCGTCCGTAACTGGCGCCGACCACGCACTGGCTCACCACATCATAGGCGTAATAGGCGTGTACCCGCTGCTTGGTGTCTTTCAGCTTGCGTGTCAGGTCCACGTCGTCCATCGTGATTTGCGACAGGCTGAACTCTCCGTTATGTCGGTGAACGTGAGGCATCTGCTCGTGCATGAACGTGGTATAGCTGGAAAGGGCGTGCTCTATCAGCAATTTGTTGCTCGGCTTATTCAGAACATTTCTGATGGTACTCTCGCTCAGTTCCTTCGGGTCGCCGTTCTTGTCGGTAAAATCGTTGGGATTATAAATTTCGCCGGTACTCAGGTCATACACGTCAAGCTCCCCGCACACAAAGGACATATACATCTCATGAACGTTGCTGTTGAACGGTTTGTTAGGAAGGACAGCGATACTGCATATCAGCCGCTCGGTCTTGTGGTCCACCTTCCTGGCAATCTGGTTCCCGAACTTTCCACTGATAAGGCACTCATAACCGTACTGCTTGTACTCGTTCACCTTCTTCCGGAAACGCAAGGTGCTCGCCGGCAGATCATGCCCGAACTCCTCGCGCAGCGTCTCAATGGTAGTAGCCATCATGCTCCAATCATACTTCTCTCCCATTAACTTTCGATAATCACGACTACGATTGTACAACTTGATACAAGTATTCAGCACTGAAGCATTTATCGCATACTTTCTGGCAAGCTCATCAGAAGCTTTATCGCTGGACTGCCGGGCAGCCCAATCCATAAAGAAAGCGACGGCAGCCTGATCAAGCTCGTAATTCGATATTATCCAGCCACGCAAAAGGATAGCGGCGCCACCAGGATGTTTTTCATTTACTTGATCTTGATATTCAGTAGGAAGGCTATCGACAACAACCAAAGCGTAGTTTCCCTTTCCACCACCGGAACGAGCCATCTTCAGCCTGTTACGTGCAGCAAGTTGACGACAGTAATCCTGTGTCAAAATACCGTCAGCCTCAAGCTCACGTACCGATATGCAAAGTTTGTTATCGAAAAATTCCATACTCACACCTCCTTATTTCAATGCGGCCGCAAAATTTTGGATGATGTCTATATTGGAAAATGTCACATTATCATAATGCCTCACCTCTTTCCCTTTATAAGTCACCACACCCGTACTGTCGTTTTTACTGATTTCCAATAACGCGCCATTCGGAAAATATTGGCGTATCACGTCATCATGGTCGTGTAACGTCTCCATAACCGGAGCCACAGCCATTACAATACCGCCACGCTCACGGGCGGCCTTCTGGATCCTACGGATGGTATCCGTGTCCTGTTCAAAACGCAGGGCTTTCCAAACCGTCACGCTGCTTACGTCGAAAGCCTTGGCCAAAAACTGGCGATCCTCACTTGTTACATGAATATACTTTTTCATATCTCACTTGATTTTAATATCCTAATTCATTATATTTGTTGCGTTTTCAAAAAAGAACACTCATGAAGTATGTTATAAGAATATTGATTCCAGACTGCACCGAACCCAGCTATATCGAGAAATATAAGCGAGACCTATCAGCGTTTTGCCGAGTTGCTCAAATTCGCAAGCCGGTACCGCAGTCCCTGCCAAGTGGGGATGCATTCGTAATTGACTTAAAAGGTCTTTCCGAACATAAACAACTTCTGTGGCTCCACATACTGTGCGACCTTGCGGCATTAAACCATCATTATAATGTCGAACTCTATCCTCTACCAGATGACTGGCCACTTCAAGAGGTGTATTAACTGTTTCTTTCATATCTCACTTATTTTAATGATTAATATTGGGGGGAGTCCAGGGAATCGAACCCTGGCGCAAGAACCATACACTCCCATGTGTCTTTCCACACCGCCACCCGTCTCTTAACGCCTTCCGGGTTGTCACGCTCGGTTTTCCGTTATCCTTCAACACTTTCACCTATTGGCATTTCCTTACGGCTCCAGCTTAATTCCTCACCCCGCCTGTTCTCGTATATCTCCGACTTACCCTCTATTGTTATCTCGCCATCTGTCATCGTCCACGAACAGTCGTAAACACAACTCTGCACATACCCCTTTATCAAGTCTCTTGCGTGATTCAACGTGCAGACAAACGTCCATCGGCAAACCATACCGTCTCCTCTGGTGAGTTTTACCTTCCATATTCTCCTGCTCTCTTTTCCCATAATCCCCATCCGCTTATTTAATATTACTATGCATCTTCTACATTGAAAGAAAAGCCCTTATCCGCCAGCACCCGCTTTACAAAATCCAAATCGTATTTATCAACCGGAAAAAATACAGCTTGGCAATCCACACTGGGATAAGACTTGATAGCAGTCTTCGTTGCCACCTTCTTAACTAATCCATAAAGAAGTCCGGCTGTTTCAGCCGTTGCTTGCGCTATAATTACTTTCGCTTTCATTTTCTCACTTATTTAAATTCGTTTATAATCGGTTTCAAACTCACGCCGTAGCAGCTCATCAAGCGCCGGATAAGATTCTTCACATAAAAATCGGGAGCGGAAAACACAATCCCGGTCTCTTCAGTGTATCTGAAACTGATACCGTCCATCATCAACACGTAAGCGACTTTGTGCTTCACGCTTTGTGTCTGCCATTCTTTGATTTCTTCGTTCATTTTCTTTAAGTGCTAAAATTCGTTATTCTCGACCCTTTTCTGTATCTTTGGCCGCTTGTTAATTTCTTAACTCGATGCAAATATAGTATGAGATTTTCATACTACAAAATATTTATGCGTAATTTTTCATACTAAACTCGTTTTATGGAGGAAAATATCAGATTCATTCAAATACTTGACGAATTAAAAGCTCAAGGGCAAATAACCGATTATGTACAGGTAGCAAGCATACTTGGCACAAATAAAGCTGGCATAAGTGACATTAAAAGTGGCCGAAAGAAATTATCTATAGAGCTACTTAGAAGTCTGAAATATTCATACCCTGATATTTCGATTGATTGGATCATCATGGGGACAGGGGATGCTTTCATAACAATGAAAGAGAAGCAAGAAGCCACAGATGCACACTTATTCGTACAAACCATAACTCAACAGGCGGAAGAAATCGGCCGTCTTAAAGAACAGATCCGCCAAATGAATCTTGAAAAAGGGAAGCCTGCATCGGATGCGTACACTTCTGGAGATGCAAATGTAGGGTAGAGCGCACTTTTACCATCAGGAGAACATGAAACGTTACCCTGCGGATCCTCCTAATCATACCTTCAGGTTCCCCTCCCTCGGTATTCCCCCTCCATCTACCCCATATAATCACCCTAAAAGGACTGATAATCCGTTATATAATAATGTGGGATTTTTGTAGGTGGTAGTTTTTAGGGTGGGTGTATCGAGGCATATTTTACACCTATCATTCAAAAAACCATATTTTACCACACTTCCAACTACCCCCTCTCAAAACCGTGTTTTGTCACTCCAAATACAAAAATCTGTCACTCCAAACTGTCACACCAAATGTCACTCCTTATCCAAAATCGCCACTTTTAGACACAAAAAAAGGAGACCATAAGCCTCCCTGCAAGAACAACAACCGAATGACGATTTTCTTTCGTTCTAATGCCATTCTAATCTATTCACCTACTCTCCCCTCCTACTCCCTGAAATAAGCGTAGATTGCTTGATTATAGCCCTTTTAGTGCATACTGTACCATTACCAGACAGACCGGCATGTAACAGATAATTCTTGGTCGCACCCACCTGTTCTGCCGTCAAAACCGTATAAACAGCCGAAATGCTACTGAAATACCAATCTCTTCGTTTTGTTCCGTCTATTCCGTGCGTCAAATGCACATGTATAACCTTTGCCAT